ATTTAGAAACAAGGAGTGATACAAATAGCAGGAAACTGTAATGAAAACTGCAACTGCGGTGACACCTGTGTAGGTGGTCTTACGTGTCACTGTGGTAATCAGCAGACCCAGACTACCTATATTTGCCCCGGTGGTAACTGTTCTATTCCTAACAATAACAGTTGTGGTAATAACTGTGGTTGTAGTTGTAACCGCTGCTGTGACTTCACAGAAGCAGACTTTCTAAATTCACGTAGACTTACCCGTCTCCTTGCTCCTACTCGTGGGCCTCACACGGTCTGGACTGCTCTTGACCCTGTCCTTGACGAAGGTGTCTTTGCAATCACCTATGACCGTATCTTTGAAGGCTCTAGGGAGTACGTGATTGGAGACGGTGAACACCCGTATTCTGAACTGATGAAATACGGTGGTGTTACTGAGGCTTACACTGGTAACAACATCAGTGTCATGACCAAAGCCAACGGTAAAGTTGACCCGTCTGTACTGCCTATTGCTACTGCTACCACCTACGGTGCTGTTAAAGCATCTGTCAATGGTGGTGCAGGACAGGCTATTCTTGGTGACGAGAATGGTACGTACAACTTTGGTGATGACGCTACTCTTGACCCGTCTTGCCTTAATGCAGGAGTAATCCCGTCTGGTGTTACCATTCCTTACTCACAGGTCACTGGTATGCCCGATAGCGTGTCTTATGCTACCAACGCAGGACACGCTGATTCTGCTGATTCTGCTACAACTGCTACCAGTGCAACCAGTGCAGGACATGCTACGACTGCTGATTCTGCTACTACTGCGGGCAGTGCTGCTACTGCCACTACCGCAGGAAAACTTGCTGAAGCACAGCGTATTACAGTACAGATGTCCATTGATGGTAATACCATTGGTGGTTATGCTGATTTTGATGGTAGTGATGACATCACCATCAACATGCTTCCTGCTGTCGTTACTGGTTCTGGTGGTGGTATTGTTGGCAATTACATGCCTATGCCCCAGTCTGCCTCTGGTGTGGGTCAAATCATCAGATTTGGTACTCCCGATGGCAATGCAGCCTCAACTGGAGTTGGCAGTGTAACTACTCTTCCCTCTGGTGGTAATTGGCTTGTCGTTGGCACTGTCTACCGTGAGTGGGGTGCTGATGATTCTAACAATGAGTCATTCTTCGACTTTGCCTTTGCTACTGGCGGTACTGATATTTCCAACATGGCGTTTGCCACTGCGGGAACTGGTCTGGTCGGAAGCGGAAGTTACACCAATACAAGATTCACGGGTCTGGCGATCCGTCTTAGCTAATGGTTGAACAGAAAGACTTCAATGACTTTATTCCATTCATTATCTTAGGGGGGCTAGGTGGCGCTGTCAGAAGTCTCAATGAAAATGAACCTTGGCGTTTGGTATTCACACGAATCATTACAGGTGCGTTCTTTGCTACATTAGGTGGTCTGTTAAGTGAGGTGACAGGTTTCCCGTTGAGCGTCCATTATGCTATCGCAGGAGCAATAGGTTGCTGTGCTAGTGAAATCATGAGGACAATCCAGAAACGTCTGCCCAGTGCTATTGGCAAGAAAATTGATCCACCCAAACCTAATGAACTTGATAAGTCTAAGTAAAACGCAACGAGCCGCTATTGTCGGAATTCTGGCAGTAGCGGCTTTACTTTATCTTTGGTTTGGTACAGATACTCATGCCCCTACCAAACACATAACAACTGTAGTTGAACAACACAAGCAAGAGGTGAAGAACCTTGAACAGAACATCATTGAAATCCGTAAAGAGACCGACCAGAACATTCCTAAAGTTGAGTCTCTTGACATTGATCCTCTGGTCGATTGGCTCAACGGTTGGTTACTCAGCCGCGAAGAAACTCGACGAGAACCACGTATCGATTACTAAAAATGACCTCAATCAAATCAGACAAGCGATTAAAGAAGCAGACTACCTTAGAACAGCACTTGAGAGAGAACGTCGCGCCTATGACGAACTCTCAACTGCAAGATCTAATCTCGACGCTGAGAGAGACGCAGAAGTTAGATCCCTCAGAGATGCACTCCGTGCAAAAGAGAGGCAGGAGAAACTTCCGCACCTCTATGTATTTGCAGAGGGATTCAACAGTAGGCAGTACAACTGTGACTACCGTGTCGGGTTACGTCTGGAATGGAGACTTTTCTGATGAAAGCAACAGAACAAAGACTAGGCGATTTACACGCCCTAACCGCAGAACTGCTTATCACCCAGCTAAAGCAGATGAAGAATGGCGAGATTGAACCAGACCCCCGTCTGATTGCTAACGCCATTAAGTTCCTTAAAGACAACAACATTGAATGTACCACCGAAGACATGCGAGGAATCCTTGGTCTTGAAGGACTGACCTTGCCTAAGTTTGAAGAAGTTGAAGGAGAGTGCTAGTCATTGCCTTTTTACACCATGCCGACAGAAGCAGAGCTGACAACTATTGCTTGCTTCGGTCTCGCTGAGAACTATCTGGAAGAAACTGCCGCACAGCTTGGTAAAGATAAATCTAAGATCAATGCCTGTGTCATCAAAGCGTGTCTGAAAACATCACTGGAAAACAACGTCTATACTCAGACCTTTTACAGTGAAGATGGCAACCCCAGGGCTGTCTTTGGTATGTCCCCCAGTGGAGCCGTAACCTACGTTGAAGCTGTCGGTACATCACCACACATGAGAGCTAAATGGGCCAAGGCAACACGGACACTGCCAGAGATGCTCATGAGAGCAACAGGCACTAAACCTTGGTGCTACTCCGATGCACGTAACGGCAAGGCTGAACGTCTTCTTCATTGGTATCACTTCAAGAATGACCCTCTGAAAGATATTACGATCAATGGCTACAAATTCAAATACTACTCCTACGTACCCGTGGCAGAATCCTAAACTCAGAGATTTCCGCTCATTCCTGTACGTAGTTTGGAAACACTTAAATCTTCCCGACCCCACTCCTTTGCAGTATGACATTGCGAATTACTTGCAGACAGGGCCAAAGAGAAAAATTATCGAAGCTTTCCGTGGCGTAGGCAAGTCATGGATTACGTCTGCCTATACCCTGTGGAGACTGTACTGGAATCCCCAGCTTAACATCCTGGTGGTTTCTGCATCAAAGGAACGTGCTGATGCGTTCAGCACATTCACCATGCGTCTTATCTCTGAGATGGAGATTCTGAATCCGCTTATGCCGGATTTTAACAGAGGTCAGAGAGCTTCTAAAATTGCTTTTGATGTTGGCCCTGCACGTGCCTCACATGCTCCATCAGTAAAAAGTGCGGGTATCTTCGGTCAGATCACTGGTAGTCGTGCTGACATCATAATCGCTGATGACGTCGAAATAAGTAATAATAGTTATACCCAAATGATGCGTGACAAACTCAGTGAGGCTGTTAAGGAGTTTGACGCAATTCTTAAACCAGAAGGAAATACTGAAATCACCTATCTGGGTACACCCCAGGTCGAGATGTCTCTGTATAACATTCTTCGTGATCGTGGTTATAGTACCCGTATTTGGCCCGCCAGAGTGCCGGATAACGCCAAGAGATTGATCTATGGTGAACGTCTGGCTCCCTATATCTCCAAGATGGACAATGTGGGTCATACGACCGACCCAGAGCGCTTTTCTGACGGTGATTTACGTGAACGTGAAGCGTCCTATGGACGTTCTGGTTTTGCCCTTCAGTTCATGCTTGATACATCATTGTCTGACGCTGAGAGATTCCCCCTTCGCCTGTCTGACCTGTCTGTCATGCCCTTGGACAAGGATATGGCTCCAGAAAAGGTGGTATGGTCATCTGGGCCGGAGCTGCTTATCAAAGACCTTCCTTCAGCAGGATTCACAGGAGACGGTTACCATCGTCCTATGGCAGTGCAAGGTGAATTCCGTGAATACTCTGGTTCTGTCATGTTTGTTGACCCGTCTGGACGAGGCAAGGACGAAACTGCTTATGCTGTAGTTAAGATGCTCAATGGTCAATTGTTCGTTACAGCTTGCAACGGTCACAACCAGGGCTATTCGGAAAAAGGTATGAAGGAACTTGTTAAAGTTGCGAAAGATAACAAAGTTAATCAAATTCTCATTGAATCTAACTTTGGTGATGGTATGTTCCAGGAATTATTGAGACCATACCTTAACGAGGAATATCCTGTCGCAACAGAAGAAGTGCGTTCAAGCAAGCAGAAAGAGCTTAGAATCATCGACACGCTTGAACCTGTTATGAATCAGCATCGTCTTATCTTTGACCGCTCGGTCATTGAGGAAGACTACAGAACTATACAGAAATACCCAGAAGAACGAGCAAGGGAATACCTTCTTGGTTACCAGATGACTCGCATTACTCGTGAACGAGGCGCATTGATCCATGATGACCGTCTTGACGCTCTTGCAGGAGCAGTTGCCTATTGGGTCGAGGTCATGGGAGTCGATCAAGATGCCCAGATATCTGAACAGAAGAAAGCGGATCTGGAAGCAGCTGTAAAGGTATTCACCATGCCGGCAAAAGCAAATGACACAATCTTTGACATGTTCTGCCTAACAGGAGACGGTCAAAAGGTTTTACAACTTACAGAAGGAGATGTCTGCGTTTGGGCAGACCCGATGAATACGTATGCAAAAACTTAGGATTCGCGATTATGAACGCGAATACAAGATGTATCATGCCAAGCCCGAACAAAAGAAAAGACGAGCATTGCGTAATGCTGCCCGTCGTAAGCTTGGCTTGAAAGTCGGAGACCCCCGTGAGGCAGATCATATCCGTCCCTTGGACAGAGGTGGCGGGAATGGTCGTTCTAACCTAAGAGCGGTCTCCTTGAAGACGAATAGAAGGAAGTTTAATCATGTGCGTTAGTGTAGCAGCTCTTGGTGCTATGTCTGGCACATTAGCCACGGCTGCGTCAGCAGCTTCAGCCGTTATGGGTGTTGTTGGTGCTGCAAATGAAGCTTCTGTACAACACGCAAAGTATCTTGAAAACATTACAGCAGCAGGGCATTCTGCTATGGAACAGTCCAGTGCTCTTCTAGCTCGTCAACGTGCTGACGCTGAAGATGCTTCCTTGGCACGAAGACAATCCTTTATTGAAGGTATGAGAGCACAAGGTACAGCTTTGGCATCATCCCAGAATGAAGGTATCAGTGAAAATCTTACTTTGCAAGACCTTGCCAGACAGACTGCAAATAACATTACCACTACTGACATTACTGAAAGACGTAAGATTCAGCAATCGCAGGAAGAGCTTAATGCCATTCAGTCACAGTACGCAAACCGTGTTGCCCAGGTCTCACCAGGCGATCCTAATAAAGTTCTCTCTTCCGCTGTGTCTGGCCTTGGCAACGTCTTTGGCACTCTTGGCGGTCTCAACATCAATAGTGGTGGTCGTGATACTAGCAGTCCTATTGGATATACAGGCAAAGCAGGAACAGAATCTCTGGGTACAGGCGGTTTCTTCCAGTATGACACTGTGAGACAGGACTTCACTACCCCCAGTACCCGTTGGTCACATAGATTGCCCTACGGAGGAACATTGTAATGCGTATCTCAGATAACATCAAAGCGACCCGTAAGGTCAATGATATTGAACAGCGTAATCTTGGTATCCTTGATACCCGTATTCAAGACAGCTACGTCCCTATTTACTATCGAGGAGATAACACTGCTCTTGAACACTTGAGCAAGGCTTTAGGCAGTTTTAATCCTACTCTGCTCCGTCTACACGCGCAGGAAGAAGACAAGCGTTATCGCAGTGAAGTAGCTGAAGGTTATGCTCTTGCCCGTAAATACGCCGGACAGGACATGAATCTTGCTGATTTCCATGAGCTTGTTCGTGAAGGTAAAGCACCAGAACTGCGTAAGCTTACCAAGTATAACGAGCATGGTATCAACGTGTTCCAGATGTCTGAAGCTGCTGAAAGCATGTCAGCACAGATGAATATTTGGTATGAAAACTGGAGATCACCAGACGGAAAACGTCTTGCCGACATTGCAGATCCTCTTGAATTTGACCGTGCCTATAACCAGGCTGAAAGCGCTTTCTGGCAGGAAAAGACAAACGGAAAGTACGATGCCCAGCTCTTCCAGAAACTCTATGCTCCACAGGCTGCTGAGACACGTTCTGCTATCTTCCGTAAATATCTCAGTGGTCGTGCTGAGATGAGACTGAATGAAGCAAGAGAATCACTGTCTCGATATCTTGACACTACAGTTCGTGAAAAGTTTGGTACAGCTGATTATGCTCGTAATCCCAGAGCATGGCAAGCTAATACACTTAAACATATTGAACAGGCTGTCAAGCTTATGGCGGGAACAACGAGCGAAGCAGAAGCTAAACAGGCTGCGGCACAGTATATGGTCTCCATGTTCAACTATGCGAATAATCCTAATGATTTCAAGCGTATGTATGACGTGATGAAGCAGACAGAAGTCTATAAAGACCCGACGTATAGAGCCAATATTGATAATGCCTACAACAATGCTGACAGACAATACAAATTTGAACAGGCACAGCGTCGTGCTGAAGCTCGTGCTGCACGTATGGAAGCACGTATCCGTCAAGAAGAAGTTGCTCAAGCCCAAGCTCAAAAAGTTCTAGCAGGTTTAACAAGGGAACAACTTGATGATCCTCAAGTTCAAGAACAGCTTTTTAAACTGACACAGCAAGGTAATAAAGACTTTAATAATGCTCTGCTTAATCGTCTACACGCAATGAGAACGGTCGGGCCAGATGTAAAAATGAACGCCAATGAATTCTCTATGTACATTCAGATGGTTGGTCGTGACGGTTACACATTAGACGATATTCAAAACAACACACGTTTATCAGCGCTTCAAAAAGATTTTGCCAAAATGACTCTTGGACAGAAAAATTCAAGTGAAACAGCGTCGTATGATTCATTACCTCAACTTGGTGTAATTATGAAACAAGAAGGTTTTGATACGAAAAACATGACCGAACCGTATATACTGATGGCAGCTAATGCGTTGATGAGAGATCACCGTAATATGTTAGCTAACGGTGTACAGCAATATCTTACATCTCAAAATAAAGCTGACTTTACTAATTCAGAAGAAAAGCAAAGAGTATTGTCTGAATTAGATCAGAGATGGGCTGTTGAAAACGGGCCAAGAGCACCTCAAATCATTCGTGATGAATATCGTAAACAGACAGCAATCACCATGATTGATGGAGATAAAGCTAACACTGAACTGAAATATCTGAATGACCTTCGTATAGCTGCAAAAAGAAATACAAAACAAAAAGCAGCACTGGACGCAATTTTTAACGTCATTCAGACACTTGGTGCAAATTATGCCAACGGACAAGATATCTTTAAAGGATCTGTAGCTGACCTTATTGAAAATCAAGTCTTAGGTACAACTCTTACATCTATGGCAAATTTAGGCACTAACAATAAATTCCTTGCTGAAGCTGAATTAAAGCTGTCAGACGGTACGGATATTACAAACTGGGGACAGATTATTACTCTTGGTGTAAGTGCTGCCACGACATATAAAGCTGAACAGCGAAAGAAAGAAGAAAAGGTAACAGCAAATGCTGAAGAACTCTACAACAGAGCAACTGAAAACGGATTCACAGACCAGTGATGTAAGTTCTGGGACGCATATTTTTGATATCTTAGGTGTTAAAGCGCCTAATGATTACAGCTTCCTTGACAATACAATCCCGCTTGAGACTCCCGAAAGTGCTCCTTATTCTGGTGTAAAAACTCCAAAGCAAGAAGAGCAGGAAGAAGCAATGGGCAAGGTAGGAACAGAGGAAGAACTTCCACCTAATCCTATTGACACCATTGACAATCCTGCTGAAACCGCTACTAATCCAGAAAACTGGATTGGCGATAATGATCCGGCTGTCTTTGAAGGCAGACCAGAACTTGAAAAAGCCCACCAGGAATATGCAGGAGACGCATTATTCCGTCTTCCTGTCTATGGTGTGGCAAAGACATATCTGAACATTGCAGAAGCAGGACTACAGACTGCTGATTTTCTTCTGGGTGGGGCTTTAAACTCAGATAAAATCAATCTGGAAGACGCTCTTCTCTCAGACACTATGAAAGACTGGATTAAGCCTCATACTGCTGAAATGCAGAAAATGGCTCCCATTGTTTCAGTCATTTATGGCAGTTATTTGATGGGAAGATTGGCTGGTGGTGCTATTGGTAAACTGCCTATCGGGCCAAAAGCCCAACAGGTATTCTCTAATGCCCTGTCTTATTTCATCAATACTGATATGGCTGAGACTAATACCAATATGATTAACACCGTTATTGATACGTTCCCTCAACTGAAAGACACCGTCCTTGATTACCTTGCTTATGACAAGAGCGATTCTGGATTGGAACGTCGTTTAAAAAGCGTCGGATACAACCTTGTTCTTGACGGTGCAATCAATTTCTTTCTTGTTAAACCTCTTAAAGCTGCTTGGCGTTGGCAACATGCTCGTGATGAAAAAGCATGGCTGAAGCAGATGGCAGCACGTGCTGATGAAATTGATGAAGACGTTATCATGGCTGCTGCTTTTCCCAGTCCACCGCAGTCAAAACTGTCTGATTATATTGATCTGGCAGAACAGATGAAAGTAGACAGGGGAACCGTGTCTAATGCTAAATGGTTGAAAGAAGCTGATGATGAACTTGCATCATTCCTTCAGCTAAACAGCAATATGACCGATAAAGACGTTGTTGATTATTTTGCTAATGTCGGTTCAAAAGCCGAAATTGATTTACGCAATTCTATGCGTATTCAAGCTGACATTATTAAAAAGCATATGCTTCCTAACACAACAATGGCTTTCACGAACTGGCAGCTTGCTATGATGGGTAAAGCACCCAACGTAAACGACTTCAAAGATGCCTATGTTAAAGAACTGTCGCATCTTCTATACGGAATCGACCAGATGGGAGCAACAGTCGGTCGTTCTGGTAGATTGCTCCAGTTTGTAAAAACTCTGGATAGCTCTCTCAAAACCATTGATCCGATGAAAGGTCTTGACAGTGCTGCAGACCAGGTCTCAGACGGGCTTGTTAAGATGATTAACTCTGCATTTGCTGATGATGCGGCCCTTATTGAACTTGGTAACAGTATCTCTACATTAGGCATGGCAGGAACTTCAGTAGGAGCAATAAGCGCCTTTATCAATCAAACGGTAAAACAGGCTGTACAGCCTATGAAATGGTATGAAGTAATTGGACAGAAACTGAAGTTCTATTACTACAATGCTCTTCTGTCTGGCCCTCGTACTGTAATTCGCAACGTTGTTGGTGAAGGTACAAGTGTCTATGGCACTCGTGGTCTTGATGTAATGTTTGAAGGTCTTTGGAGAGGACAAGGATTCCAAGGTGCTCGTGACCGTGCTGCGGCTTATTACCGTGGTATGGCATCTGGGTGGGAAAAACAGAAAGAAATTTTCTGGGCAACACTGAAGACAGGTAATCCTGTTGTAGATGGTCTTGTCACTTTTTCTGGACAGGAACGTAAAGCCATTCACATGATGAATTCTCCCAAGAATCTGTATGAAAAGATCATGGGCAGTCCTACACGTCTTAACACAGCTTCAGACCAAGCTCTTGGTTATGCTGCACGTCTTGGACATCTTGAAGTTCAATTCTATGACTTCATGCACGCCAATAAAGTACGTGAGAAAATCTGGAATGCAGGAATGGCGGGAACTAATACTCGTTCCAGTGAATACCTTGAAATGCTTCGCAGACAGTGGATGAATACAGCTAATCCGTTTAGAGACGTTGCTGTAGCTCCAGGTCAAGTCTTAACACAGGCAGCAGCTTCTAACACAGTTAATACTGCTTTTGGAATTGACATGGTTAAAGCCAATCAGCTTGCTCTTCGGGACTTGGCTAAACAGGATATGGGCAAGATTACACAAGGAATCAAACAAGTTGTTGATGCAATTCCTGGTGGATTTATCCTTGTTCCTTTCCTGTCTACTCCCACAAACCTCATGAAGAACACGCTGTACTACCACGGCCCTCTGGGAATCCTTAGACTGCTTAACCATACTACTGATGCCAATGCTCGTGCTCAGATTCTTGGTGAAGTTTCAACAGGTCTTGTCCTTTGGGGTACAGCCTTTGCGGCTGTCATGTCTGGAAAGATCATTGGTTCTGGCCCTATGAGTCGAGCAGGACGAGAAGCATGGCAAGCACAAGGAATTATTCCTGCTTCTATCCATATCGGTAATACTTACGTCTCTCTGAACGATATTGGCCCCGCTGCTGACCCGTTCATCATCATGGCAAATCTGGTCGATAACTGGCGTAAGGTAGACAAGGATGATCCATTCAGTAATAAAGACTTGCTTGACCTTGCCAGAGACACGGCTAATGCAATGATTAGCTTTGCTGCTGACAAATCTTATCTGAAGACTGTCGGTAATGTTGTTGATGCTCTGCAAGATGAACGTTCCTTGAAACGTCTTGCTATGTCTACAGCGGGTGGATTTGTTCCTGCCTTCTTGAGCACAGCTAGACAGATGATTGATCCCAATCAGAGACAGGTTGGTACACGAGACAGAGGATTTGGTGGCAACACGTTTGAAGAGTTTGCCAATACCATCCTTAACAGGCTGCCTTTCGGGTCTTATACCTTGCCGGAGAAGTTCTCTTGGCTTAATGGTATGCCAGCTGAACTGCCTTACTCTGGTGGATTTGGCCCTCATGTTCAGCCTATGTTCTGGAACATGACCAAAGGTAAAAATGAACGTGAAGTTGTTGCTACAACCTTGGCTAAAATGAGAAATATCAATGCTCCTACACAGGACAATGCCTTTGGTTTCAATGTTGATGACCAAACATATGCAGAATTCTGTCGAGAGATGGGAACATTGAGGTTGAATGGTAAAACTGTCTATGAAGCGATTGAACAGTTGATCAAATCACCTAATTATTCCCGTCTTGGCCCAGATCCTTCTGTTGGGAGCATCAATCCGAACAAGGAAAGAGAGATCAACAGGATTCTTCTGGAATATAGACAAGCTGCGGCTCAGAGATACATGAGTTCTCACCCAGATTTGACCAAGTTCTACATGAGATTGAACACTTGGGAGAATCAGATGAAGACAAATACTCCACCTACTGAACCTAGACCTGTTTATGACCGTTTAATGACCTTGTTTTAGCAATAATAATTCCCCCTTCAGCTGACGCTTTAGGGGGAATTTCTTTTATCTTATTAATTTGGTTATCAAATATATCAATATTCCACCGATTACGATGGGAATCAGAGCAACTGGTTTGGAAATGATGGCAGGAATGAGGAGAAGAAGGAAATAAAACGGTAAAAGCAGTAAGCGAACAAGGAAACAATCGTGTTTATCCATGCTTTAGCTCCTTTTGAAGTGAAATTCTGTCTTGAAGTATACAGCAAAATGCCTGTTTTGTCAAAAATGCCCAAAATGGGGCCATATTCGCGTCAGATTGAAATCGAAGTGACGGTTGATATGATTATACCTAAAAGAAAAGTTTATGGTGTTGTAGGGCGATGTAGGGGCATGTTTGGGAATGGGAGTGAGTTTGGTGTGACGGGTTTGTGACATTGCTCTGAAATTGCTCTAGCCTGGGCAGAATTTTGGGGAAAAAATGTGAAGCCTTTTAGCGTATTTGGCCCGCGCGCGTTCCCCCCGTGAGGCCCGCCAGACTTCATCCTTCTAAAGTGCGCGTAGTTGCGGGACGGGACAGGGACTGATTGACTCAACGCCGCGCAGCGTGAATGCAGTCACTGCCTGCTTTTGTAAGTGGTTGATTGATTGCTACGGTTGAAAAAGAAGTAGGCAGCGCCTACATTATGCGTTGCGTGTTATGCATGAGCGCAGCGTATGATGTGAACAGAAGTGTACAAAATGTTGCAAAGTTTCATATGTTCCCATTTTTTCATATGTTTCGTTGCGTTTACAAGCAGCGTGTTTTTCCTTCTTTTAAAACATGTGCGCGTAACGTGCGAGACCTGACTAGACTTTCAAGTTTGAAACATGGTAGTATTTTTGGATATCTGGCCTTTGTTTACATCACATCCAAAAATGTAAACTTTTGCTGTATTCATCACATCACCAACTGAAAACATGCAGATAGTCACAAAAGTCTGCGCTGCCGTCATGATTGAACATTTGTTCATCACAGCTCAAAACAGTTCAAAAACAACGTCAAGCCAGTCCCTACCTGCATTCATACAATTTTTTGCTCTCGAATTGTCGAAATTTTACATCTTTTTATTTTCGCTTCCTTTCATGCATGCGATATCCTGCTAGCGACTGACTTGACGTGATTTTTTGCATGAAAAAATTATGTGGTATTTTGATAAACTCTAAGACTTCAAATATGCGTCAGCATAGCGTTCATCAGCATTCATGCATCATCACAAATAGCGCATAAATCAGTAACGACCTCATTCTTGACCACTTTGCAAGCTACGAAAAAAGGCGTATCATTTGAGCCGTCGAACGCAAGGGACACAGCGAACGACACACAGAACCTTGACAGACGAAAAGGCTAGCGCTCTGGTACACCCCTTTTTAGACTCTGTATCGTCGCTGAACAGGACACTGGAAAAGGACAAGGCCAAAGCGGGAAAACCTTTCAATCGAATCTGTGTTTAGTGGGATGTGACTAGCACAGTAGAACCTTGACAACTTAAAAGACCTCGAGAATCAAACGCCAAAAAGGGGTAGCACGGAATACAGCACAAAGATAAGCGCCGTAATGAATGCATGCTGAAAAACACAGCGTAAACAGCATAAATTCTAGCGCGAAAGTCGAAAGACCGCATGGTAATTTTTATCATGTCCACTTTTCCGTGTCCGATATGGGAATAGCCTACACAGGCTATTGGGGGCAATTTCGGTACTTTAGAAATTTGAGTAAATGGGAATCCCCAGAATTCCTATTTTAATTTCTAAAGTGCTTAGGCTGTAGCGGCGGGATGTATTACTCAGTACATCCCGCAAGGTTTTTTACAACTGATTTTTGCCGCTTGCCACATTTCAAACTTTTGAAAGGATGGTAAGTTTAAATGGCAAAAAAACTTTGGAACGTCGCAATCCGTGAAAATGATGATGAATTCCGCTGTGAATTTAACGGAATCAAGGCTGAAACAGGCGTTGACGCTATCGAAATCGCCTTGAATAAGTTAGGCAACAAAAAAACCTTTAAACAGTGGATTCAAGAACATATTGACGTGAACGCAAGTTCAATCAATGTAGCGCGGCAACATGACAATGAACGCGAAAATGCGGACATCGATTGCTATTACTACGATGACAACGGCAACGGAACGAGAAAAAACCATTGGATTGGCGCGAGAAAAATCGACGAACAATAGTAACAAATCCAGGCTGAAACGGCATTATCACGGCAAGCGGCAAAAATCAGTTGTAAAACCAAACGAAAGGACGGCAAAACAATGGCAAGAAAAGCAAAACCCAACGGTATTGTGGTTTATCGCGGACCGTCACTCATCAATGGAAAGCCGATTGTGGCAATCATTACGGCATTGGTAAGAGACTCCAAAAACCCCAAAACTGGCAAAAAGTCCGCTCATCTGTGGATTTTACCAGACGGCATTGAACCGCACAAGGCATGGAAAATTGACGCTGATAAATGCGTATGCGGTGACTGCCCTTTGCGGAAAGTGGAAAATGGCAAGCGTGTCTGCTACGTGCAACTCCATCAAGCCCCGCTTGCAATCTATCGCGCCTATAAGAACGGCAAGTATCCGACCCTTGCAGAGTATCCCGAAGCACTGGAAAAGCTAGCCAAGAAGGAACTGTTTAGACTTGGCGCTTATGGAGACCCGACTGCTGTACCCTTTGAACTGGTGAAACCGTTCATCGACGTAGCTAAACGATGGACTGGATACACGCACCAATGGAGACAAGACTTTGCGAAACCTTGGAAAAACTACCTCCAGGCTAGCTGCGAAACCATCCTTGACATGGCAAAAGCAGTCACAGACGGATGGAAAGTGTTCAGAGTAGTACCAGAGGACAACAACGTCTACCTTGAAAACGAGGTACTCTGCCCGTCTAACAACGGAGCGCAGTGTGAACGTTGCGGTCTCTGCAATGGGAGAAAACGCAACGTCTACATCACGGTACACGGCACGGGGAAAAAATTTTTCCACCACGAGTAGCACGAAATCAGCAAAACATAACTAGAAAGGGGTTATGAACTATGGCACGTTACTCCATCACCATCTTCCGCACGGCAAAGAACAAAGCTATCGTCAAGAAAAACATCTGGGGAGACCCCGACCTTGAAGCGACCGCAAAGTTCGCTGTGAACTACGCTCGTCAGCATTACAAGACGGCAACCGCAGTGTTCGTCGCAAACGAAGAGAACCACGAACACACGACGAAGTATCTGTAGAAAGGGGCTGCACAACATGAACAAGAAAGAATTCACGCGCACAAACATCTGCAACTGGATTGACTACGAGCTTGATGAAAACCAGATTGACAAGCTCTGGCACAGGGCATGTGAACTCGACAAGACTCTCGACCCTAACCACATCAACCAGGACGAGCTTGTCATGAGCATTGAGTATTGGGCATTGATGGGTGGGGATTTTCCCTACGTTGATGAA